CGCGTCTGTTGGCACTGTTACAATCACAACTTAGAGAACTACCATGACAGGCAAAATTAAAACAGAACCTACCCCTAAAGTAGCAGGCTATCCACAGACAGGCATTAAAACGTCTGGTATTAAAACTCGTGGTAATGGCGCTGCAACGAAAGGTAAAACAGCTCGCGGACCGATGGCATAAGCTATGACTTACGCAGAACTGGCAGCAGCAATTCAAGACTATGTAGAGAACACATTCACTACTACGCAAGTTAACCTCTTTATCCAAGAGGCGGAGCAGCGTATTTACAATTCAATACAGCTTCCAGACCTGCGTAAAAACGTCACGGGTATAGTTACCCTACACAATAAATATCTGCAATGTCCGGGTGACTTTTTGTCAGCGTACTCTATTGCGGTTATTGACCCTACATCTGGTGAGTACACATACCTTTTAAACAAAGACGTTAATTTTATCCGCGAAGCTTACCCAAGCCCAACAAGTTATGGGACGCCTAAGTATTATGCTATATTTGGGCCTCAATCTAATAACATAGACGAGCTTACATTTATCTTAGGGCCTACACCTGATGTGGATTACACTACAGAACTTCACTACTTCTACTACCCGCCTTCTATTACAAGTGAAGAGTCTGGTGGTAATACATGGCTAGGTGAAAACTTTGACTCTGCGTTGCTGTATGGCTCTATATTAGAAGCGTACACGTTCCTTAAAGGCGATGCAGACATTATGACAACTTATCGTCAACGCTACGAAGAAGCTATGAACTTACTCAATACATTAGCTACGGGCAAAGACAGAGGCGATGCGTACCGTAACGGTCAAGCAAGGATACCTGTTAGATGATAGTACAAGGCCAAACAACTAGCTTTAAAGAAGAGCTTTACGAGGCTATCCATAATTTCACTACGGATACGTTTAAAATTGCTCTGTACACCGCTAACGCTACGCTGAATCAAGATACCACTGCTTACACTGCTACAGGTGAGATTACGGGAACTGGATATACAGCAGGCGGTAAGTCTTTAGTTAATCCTATAGTCAGTTCAGCAAGTGGTGTTGCGTATATTAGCTTTGATAATATCTCGTGGACTTCAGCAAGTTTCACAGTACGTGGCGCGTTGATATATAATAGCTCTAGAGCTAATCGCTCTGTCGCTGTACTGGACTTTGGTAGCGATAAGGTAACTACTTCAACTTTTACAATAACTTTTCCAGCGAACACAAGCACTTCAGCTATTATTCGCTCATCCAACTAGGGGCATACAATGCAATCAGAAAAAATTAATCCTGTTGACGTTAGCGGCGCTGAGATTGCTCGCGCTGGTGATATGCAGGAACAAATCAAAGTTAAAGGTCACTACGATGTTGTCTGCGTAGGTTCAGATGGTGCTACTAAATGGGTAGACGCAATTGAAAACTTAGTGGTAACTGTAGGTAAAAATGACTTATTAACGCAGTATTTTAAAGGTACCTCTTGGACGGCTGCTTGGTATATGGGTCTTGTTGATGGTGCATCAGCACCTACTTATGCGGCGGCAGATACACTAGCTTCTCACGCTGGTTGGACTGAAAGCACAGCATACTCTGGTACTAACCGTATTACTGTTGGGTGGGGAACAGCATCTGCTGGGTCACTTTCATCTACTTCAACAACTTTCAGTATTAATGGTACAGCCACTATTGCCGGCGCTTTAATGTGTCAAACGCAAACACGCGCTACTATAACAGGTGTACTTTATTCAGCAGGTAGTTTTACTGGCGGTAACCGTAGTGTTGTTTCTGGTGACTCGTTGCTTGTCACATTCACCGCATCAGTTTAGGAGAGTATCATGGCTGCAAGTTTTAAAGTAGGTCAAGAAGTTAAAGTAGTAAGCCCTGTGCCACAAGGCGTTGTTAGCGCACTTAGTGTTAACCAAGAAGGCGATATTCAGTATTTAGTAGCTTGGACTGACGTAAACAAAGTATCACAAGAACGCTGGTTCTCAGAAGACGATTTAGTCGAGGTATAGTATGGCTTTAGTAATAGCTGATAGAGTTAGAGAGACAACCACCACAACTGGTACAGGAGCTGTTACATTAGCAGGTGCGGTTACGGGCTGCCAAGCTTTCTCATCAGCTATTGGTGACGGTAATACAACATACTATACAATTGCTGACCAGGGTGGACCTAACTGGGAAGTAGGGCTTGGTACTTATACATCAGCGGGAAATACTCTAGCGCGAACAACGGTGTATTCATCTAGTAACTCAGGTAGTTTAGTTTCGTTCACTGCTGGAGCTAAAGATGTATTTGTGACGCTTCCATCACAAGTGACGGTACCTATTGCAAGTCCTACATTTACAGGGACAACCACCATTGCAACAGTTAGTGCAATGACACTAGGCGGTGATTTAACGGGCGGTGATTATTTACTGACTCGGACAATGTATAAGGATACTGGTTGGGTTTACTACAACAGTAGTACCACAGCGGCTTTAAATTTTACTAATGGTTCACAGCAACGCTGGGCACCAACAGCATCAAGTAGTCCTACATTAACAATTTCAAACTGGCCGCCATCGGGTAACTTAGGTGAGCTTTTAATTGAGGGAGTTAACTTAGGCGCGGCAGGTACGATTACATGGCCGACTATTAACTGGATTACGTCTACGGGTGCAACGACAACGACATTTTCTTCTAATGGTGTGACCCTGCAAACATCCGGTACAGATTGGTGTTTACTTTGGACTCGTGATGCGGGCACAACCATTTATGGGAAGTTTGTGCGATGACTATGTTATCTAGGTTTGCAACGCTTGGCGGAGGGGGCGACCCTTATTGGGATAATGTGTCTTTATTACTTCCCGGTAATAATTTTACCGATATGTCTAAAGTTAATAATACTCTTACCCAAAATGGCTCTATCACCATATCTACTACAACAACTAAATATAATTCAGGGAGTATATATTTTCCTAATACAACGGCATACTCATCTATCCCTGCAAATGTAGCTTTTAATTTTGGAACTGGGGATTATACAATTGAGTTTTGGACGTATAGGCCGAGTTCTTTAGGTATCTATGCGTATGCATCTGGTCAAATAATAGGATGTCCAATTAGATCAAATTTCACTCCGTTTTGGTTACAAAATGGCAAACCCGCTTATTATGACGGTACTGAAAAACCTTTCTCCTCTACTGCTTTGTCTATGGATACTTGGCATTATATAGTAGTACAAAGAATTAGTGGGGTAGTTTCCTGTTATGTAGATGGCTTATTACAACCAACTACATACTCATCTGCTGCTAGCTATACTTCTTCAGAGATAATAAATATAGGTAGAGATTATTATTCATCTGTAGGTTCTACTTTTTTAGGAAATTGCTCAGATTTAAGAATTACAAAAGGTGTTGCAAGATACTCTGGTTCAACAATGACAGTCCCAACAGGCCCGCTCCCAATAGGATAAAAACATGAAAATAGCCATAATTGAAAACAGCCAAATCCTATCTCATGGTGAGCATACAGAGGTGTTTCCTAATGTATCGTTTCCACCTGAAGGTCTTGATTTAATGTGGGCGCAAGAGCGCAATGCGTATCAGATACAGTCTGATAAAACACATTCACAAGCAGAAAAACTTACTTCAGTTGAGCCTTATATTGAAAATGGCGTAGTGTATGACGTAGTAGTTGAGAATAAAACACAAGATGAGCTAGACGCTGAAAAAACACAAAAAGAAACTGAAGTGCGGTATAGACGCAACGCTTTACTTACACAATCAGATTGGACACAATTAGCCGATGCGCCTGTTGATAATTTAGCGTGGGCGGTTTATAGACAATCACTGCGTGACATTACCTTGCAAGCAGGGTTTCCTTTTACTGTAGACTTTCCAGTAGCACCGTAAGCTTATGTTTGGGTTATTAGCTTTTGCAGAGTACCCGTTTGCACAGCTACCCAATAGCGGTCCACTTATTATTGAAGTTGGTGTTTTAGAAACACTGACGGCTACTGACTTATACCTTGGCACCGATAACCACGCTTATTTAACAGAGTCACTCACTACGTCAGATAGTTATTCTGGTGGCATTAATTATTCTGTTTCAGTATCTGAATCAGTTACTGCATCTGATGTTTATCAGACTCCATTTGATGAAGTAGCTACGTTATTTGGCTTCACTGCTTTTGCACAAGCACCGATTGCTGGGCTTACTATTGTCCCAAGCACCTTTAAAGTAGTTGACCTTCTTGAATCGATTACTGCAACTGATAGCTTTGATGTACTAATTGAATATGGTGCTGTCGTTTCTGAATCAGTAACAGCGGATGATTCTTATGCTGGTTCTACACCAATCAATAGAATGGATGTGTCTGAGACTGTTACTGCTTCTACGGTAACTGATGCTATTTCAGGTAATATTGGTAGCATTGAAGAAACAATAACAACAGACGATGTTTTTACCTCTATAGGCACATCACGCGCAGACCAACCAGAAGACTTAACAGCAACCGATAGCAGTGTAGGTGCATTGGCGCAATCAGCCCCAGTAGTAGAAACAGCAACACCTACAGATGAATTTACTAATACGTTTAATCGAACTGGGTTAATTACAGAATCTGCGCCTGTCACTACCGTATATAGCTCAATTAGTGGCACTCAGCTAACGCTTACAGAAAGCGTGACAGCAACAGATACGTTTGATAATGGTACACCCTTTGATGTAAATGTAGTTGAATACGGCACACTTGATGACGTATATGAGTTCTCGTCTAATGTTTATTTAGATATTACTGAAACCGCAACGGCGTCTGACGACTATACAATAGGCGTAGTACCTATTATGGGTTATGTGGTTGAGTCTTTAACCTCAACTGATGCGTATAGCGCAGCAGGTAGTACCTATAATGTGACGTTCTCTGAGAGTGTTACGTCTACTGATTTATATGCCGCATCAGGGTCAACGTACTATGTGGCGGTGTCAGATACCGTAATTTCAACAGACGCTTACACAGTAAATTTAGAATATATTGCCGCATACGAAGAAGCGTTAACAGCAAACGCAGATGTTACTGGAGATGTCACGAAACCTGTAGCGCTTACAGAGACCATTACTTTATCGGATAGCTATGCGGTAGCAGCTTATTTGTATGCTTACTTAGATGCACCACTAGTAGGTATCGATGGGTATAGTGCAGCGGGTAGTACGTATAATGTATCTTTATTAGCGCAAGGTGTTGCAGAGGACACTTATTTCCCAAATGGTACATCTAATGTATTTATTACTGAGACGCTCATAGCAACTGAAGGTACCTTTGTAGGTCGCCTGCTTTGGGAACAAATTGATGATACACAGACTGCAAATTGGGGTAATATATCTACCATACAAACTGCTAACTGGGGCACTATAGATACAGCCCAAACCCCTAACTGGGGTTCAATTAACACAACAGGTTAAAAACATGACAACAGCTTATACCACGCTCTTAGGTTTAGCCCTTCCAGTTCAAGGTGAGCTTACTGGTACTTGGGGTACAACAGTTAATGATAGTATTACACAGCTTCTTGACGATGCGATTGCAGGGACGGCAACAGCTAGTGTTACTTCAGGTGATTGGACTTTAACAGATACGGGTTCTGGCGTACCTAATCAGGCTCGCTGTGCAATTCTCATTGCTACAGGAACACCGGGCGTATCACGTAATATTATCGCTCCAGCTAGAAGTAAAGGCTATTTTGTTGTTAACCAATCCAATGCAGCGGTAGTGCTTAAAGGTGCGTCTACTGATGGTATTAGTGTTCCTACTAATAAAAGTGCATTGGTTGTTTGGAACGGTTCTGACTTCGTAACGGCTGTATCTCCATCTTCTAACGGGACAGTAACGACAGTATCAGTTGCTAGTGCTAACGGATTT